TCCTGCTCGTCCGGCGCAAGCCACCGCGCGTCACGTCCGGACTTGTTCCGGATGACAATCATCGGCCCCTTGTTGCCAACCTCGCCGGCAAATCTCTGCGCCGTCTCCGGCCTTGCAGATGAACTCATGGGGCGGCCCGGCTTGAACACATCCCCAGGCTTCAGGCCCTGCATACGATCGGCAAAGGCATCAGCAGGCTGTGCCCTGTAGCTTGTCCCCGACCATCGGGGCAGCGTCTCAGCAGCCCGGCCCGCAGCCGCTGGGTCTTTCACCAGCATCTGCCCGGAGCCATCCGCGGAGCCTATGAATTGACGCATGGCCGCGTTGGACGCCGGATACCTGACCCGGTGGTAAATCTGGTAGGGAAGCCTGCCGATCGCAGGGCCAATCAGACCGCCCGCAGCCGTAGCCCCGGCACCAAGCATTGTATTCCACGTCCGCCGCTTTGCCTGTTCCTCGGTGCTTCCCTGCCCCGGATCGCGCGCCGCACCCGCAAGAGCACCGGCGGCTGTCATGGGCAGGATGCGCCCACCCATTGCCGCAGGCCCAAGCGGCCCTGCAGACAGCATCGCCCGGGGAACCTCCGCAGCAAAGTTGGCAAAGTCATTGCCCTCAAGATCGTCAAAGGCTTCCTGATAGGCAGGAAGGCCAGCCGCTTGTGTTAGGCCCCTTGCCAGCCCGCGCTCGCCAAACCAGTCGTTGGCCGCCAGATCGACACCGCGCGCCAATGGGTAAGCAATGTTCCGCTCCGCCCAATTCAGGTCGCCCTTGCGAAACTTCTTCTTTCCCATGTCAGAGCCTTGATCCTCGCAATTGCCCCTGTCGCTTCCAGAGCTGATCAATGGTCATGCTCTCAAGCCCCTTGAGCGGCACGTCGCCCTTGGGAACCGCCTTCGTCCAAGGCCTGCTCGCGCACGCGTACCGCAGACAGTCAACCGCATGGTCCTCGCTGTTGGTGTCCAGATCCTCAACCCTGGCAGAATCGTGCTGAACCAGGGGAAGCGTCCGGATTGTGTCGCGGCACGTGTCGAAGAACACGATCATCGGCCTGTCAGGGGCCTCCCCGTCCAGCCTGTGGCGGACAAGATCCCAGCCCGCTATGTGACCCAAAGCCCCGATCCGCTTGTTATCGGCCGGCCGAAATGAAACCTCATAGGGCTTATATCTCAGCCGCTCGGCAATGGACGGACCGCCGTCCTGCGCGAATGCAGCCGGATCCAGCACCCCGTAGTCAATGTTTGGGTCTAGTGCTTCACGCTCAGAAATTCCACGAGCAACAACTTCAGCGTTGAGCTTGAGACCGACGTTTGGACTGCTAGCACCGTACCATTCTCGATATTGCACAAGTCCACCACGAGGCAGCGTTCGCCCGTCCCCAAGCGCATGGTCGTCTCCAGCAACAGCGTACCATCCGACACAGAAAGGCGCGGCGCTTCCCCAGTCCATGGCGCGGAACCTTGTCCACGTGGCAGGGATTTGGAACGGTCTGACAACGTGCCTCGCCATGCTGAAATTGTCGAAAAACGCGCCCTCAATGACCGCCCAGTCACCTTCAAGCCAGGCGCGCACCAACTCCTTGGAGCCAGTTAGCTTCAGGCGATCCACGTAGCCGGGATCGCTCTTTAGCAGAATCTTGTTATCGGCGACTCTGGCCGGAATGAAGACGCGTTGCTTGCGGCCGCTTTCATCCTCAAGAGCCGAGTATCCTCCAGGCGCCCCATCAATGTATCTATGCTTTACCCAATGGTGGCCAGGCCCACCTGGGTTCGCCGTTGCTCGAAAGCCTACCCTGACCCCGTAAGCACTTCGCAGCGTAGCCTTCATTTTGTCCGGCGCTTTTGGACTAGGCCAGTTCGAAAGTTCTTCGAGATACACCCGGGAAAATTGCTGCCCCTGATATTTCTCTGCGTCCCTATCATCTTCCAGCGGGCGGAACCTCAAGATCGCACCGCTTGGGGCGGTCCACTGACGCTCCATTTTGTGAAACGACCAACCCAACGGACCGAAAACATCGTGGCTGCGATCAATTAGAGAATCCGCTTGCGGCATCTCTCGTCTCATAAAAACGCCGCGCGCGTGTTTTCCATATTGTTTCTCGTGAATAGCAAACTCACCGAGGCATGCATCGGTCTTTCCACCACCTCGGGCTCCGCCAAACAAAACGTCAAAGAATTTGCATTTTACAAACGCTTGCTGCGGGCCACGCTGCGGCCTCCAGACAACAACGGCGGCTTCATCTCTTGCCATTGCCAAATTCTGCTAACCAAGAGGAATCATCCTCCTCGTCTGTTGGCTTTGCCTCCGGTTCAGGTTCGTCGCTCACAGTTGCGTTTATGTTTTCAACGGTGATCCTGTCGCGCCACCCCGCACGGACTTTTAGCCAAAAAATTGCCGCTGCCACGTTGTTACCGGCCGTGGCCTGATTAAATAGGCTTTGAGCTACGCGTGCATTGGCGTGAACGAACGCGGTGTCTAGCTCCCTCCGGTAATGCTTGCGCAACGTCTTAGGATCAATGTCCAAAACACGCGCTATATCAACCTCTGGAATACCGTAGCCAGACATGGCCTCGACGGTCTTGCGCTGCTCGTCTGTTGGGCTGTGGGGCGGGTTCACTGCACGCGCTCCCGCTCAACTGTCTTGAAGGTCTTGTCCGTGCCCTCAAGAGTTGCGTCTAAGCCGGTGAAGGCTTCCCACCTGCGGACCGCGATGTCCACATAAGCGGGGTTTAACTCTATGGCGTGGCAGGACCGGCCCGTCATCTCAGCGGCTATGATGGTCGTGCCGCTTCCGCTAAATGGCTCGTAAACGGCCTGGCCGGGGCTGCTGTTGTTCTCTATAGGGCGCTTCATGCACTCGACGGGCTTCTGGGTGCCGTGGCCGTGCCCGCCGTCTTCACGAGCCTTTATGTTCCAGATAGTCGTCTTGTCGCGCCCGCCGCCCCAGTGTCCCGTCCCACCCTTCTTGACCGCATACCAGCAAGGCTCATGCTGGAAGTGGTAGTGGCCCCGGCCCAACGTCATGCGGTCCTTCGACCAGATAATCTGCGCTCGCATGCTGAAACCGCAGACCTCTAGGCTTTCGACCACCTCTCTGGCACGCAGGTCTGCGTGCCAGATGTAGGCGACGTCGCCAGGAAATAGCGCCCACGCCTCGCGCCAATCGGCGCGGTCGTCATTGAGCACCCTGCCTGCCTTGGCCGCGTTGTTGCTGGTGCGCGTCGGGTCGTACTCCACGCCATAAGGCGGGTCCGTGACCATCAGGTGCGGGGATACGCCATTCAGCGCCTTGGCTACGTCGTCAGCCTTCGTGCTGTCGCCGCAGACAATACGGTGCTTGCCCAGCAGCCAGACCTCGCCAAGTTCAGTTACAAACTTTTCCTGCTCAGCCGGCGCATCATCCGGGTCAGTGAGGCCCGCGTTGGTCTTGGCCAGAACCTTCCCGATCTCTTCCGGACTAAACCCGGTAAGACCGAGGTCGTAATTCAACGCCTGCAATTCTTCGAACTCAACCCCGAGCAATTGAAAATCCCAGCCAGCATTCAAGGCCAGTTTGTTATCGGCGATGATGTACGCCCGCTTCTGCGCTTCGGTTAGGGCAGACAGTTCAACGGTGGGAACATCGGACAGGCCCAGCTTGCGCGCTGCGAGTACACGCCCGTGCCCCGCGATGATTCCGTTCTTGCCGTCCGTAATAACCGGATTTGTAAAACCAAACTCCCGGATACTTGCCGCGATCTGTGCCACCTGCTCATCGCTATGCGTCCTGGCATTGCGGGCGTAAGGTATCAAATCCGATACTTTTGCTATTTTGTAGGGAGGGAAGTTGCTCATTGTCACCTGCCACGGGCTTGCACGCTGAGGTGTGCCTATGGGGTTGCTGGTTCAAAAGAAAACGCCCCAGCCGCGGCTAACGGTGGGGCGTGATTTGACTGTTTATGAACGCTTCGTTGGAGCGAAGCCTTTACTGCTTGGAAACCAGCGCGGCGATCCCGGGAAAAGATAAATCGCCTACGCTGCACAATTCATCTCACAAGCATTTTTAACAAACAAGCGGTGCAATGTTAAAACTGCACTACTTGATCAACCCGTAGTGCTTGCCCAAGGCCTCGCAGCATCGGACCAGCAGTGTAAGGGCTTCGTTTGGGGTTCCCATACCAGAGGATTGAAAGTAGGGGCCGGCGTGTTTTCCATCGACCGCTACCGCCTCAATCAAGGCAACCGCCCGCTTGTTTATTTTGGCGAGCAGGGCAATGGCGTGATCCCTTCTCGCCTTGGACGCAAGCCGAACGTCGCTGATCTCGGACTTGCCGCCAGTCACCCTCTGGTCGTAATTGCCGATGCAGGGGGGAAACACGCCGGCCAGATAAGCGTCATCGCGATAGCGTACCAAAGCATCTGCGTGCGGCTGGATCAGGTAATGGCGCTTGATGTACCATTCTATGTTGTCTTCCATCCTTATCCGTTTGCTGCGGCGGTCATTGGGGTTGAGTTGCTCAATGACCCAGGACGCTTGCCTGCGGGCTTCGGGGGTGCCGAAATCGCTTTCGTCTGCCTCGGTCGGTTTTGCCTTGCCGCGGGTCATTGCAGGGTGTCGCTACCCTTGTCGGGTATTGGCCTGTGTGCCACACCTCCTGATGACGCGGGTTTTTTCAAGTTCAACGCAGCCGTCATCATAAACCCGTCGATCAGGTTGTTGCCGCAGCGCTTGATTTGTTCAGCAGTTACATTGATGCCGTCCTGGTCATTCAACAAACAGACCAGGTTGCCGGCAAATATGCCTAGCACCAAAAAACTGAGACCTATTTCGGCGCGCTCGTTGTCTGGGGAGACCTGATCAATGATTTGCAGCATGCACTCCGACAGCGCTTCATGAATTTTCAATTGGTCGTCCAGCGGTATGTCCGACAATGTTTTTACCCAGCTCATGGATCAGCCCTCGCCGGTTTCAGCATGGCCCTCAGATTCAATTACAGAGTCACTGGCGGGCGAAAGCGCCCTGACCCTTCCAACCCTACCCCGGCGCTGCTTTTGCCCGCCTGCGGCCTTCTGTGAGTCATTGAGGCCCCTTGTGGCTATGGCATGAAGGTTCGCTGCCTTCTGCCAGGGGGTCTTGGTGTGGTCTTGGACGATTTCCAGAAACAGTTCGAAACTTACGGTCATGGTTTGGCTCTCCGTGGGGGTGCTATCCCGGCTGCCGGCCGGTGCGGGCTTGGTAGTCAAGCAGGTACTGCTGGTAGTCGGGGTCGTGGAACACGGCGGCGAAGGCGCGGATGCCATCGCCGTGCCGATCGATAATCCGGCGCAACTTGGCGTAGCCGGCCAGATCCGCCTCGCGGTCAACCTTGGATCGCACCTCGGGCAAGATCACCTGCGTGATGCCGGTTGGGACAACCCACCCCTGCGCCTCGTTCGCGTAACAAACTTTCCGGCCCCTGCCGTCGCGGGTCGGGATCATCGCGCCCTCTGCCGCCCGGACCAAATTCTCGATCCGCTCCCAATCGCGGAAGGTGGAAGGTGA